AATAAAGATGACTTTGAAGTTATGAAGAATGCACTAATTGTCAATGATGATGAAATGACAGCAAGTAATTCAGCTAGCTTTGAAGAAATTAAAAAATTCATCACTATGCAAAGCTTTGAATACCGTAAACCTTATGCACATAAGTCAGAAACTTTCTTAAAAAAATTTGTTTTAGCAAGAACTACTAATGAAGTTCGTCACTTAAAAGACAGATCAGGTGATAGAAGATTTATTTCGATTTTTGCAAATGGAAAACGTCAAACAAAATCACCCATTACTGATTTATCTGATGACTATGTTAAGCAAGTATGGGGAGAAGCAGTTCATTTATATAAAAACATTAAAGATCCTTTCTTGCTTAATGAACATCAACAGGAATTACTTGAAGAAAATAGAAAACAATTCCGATATACTTCTGGCCTTGAAGATGAACTTAATACTGTGCTTGAAAATAAATTCAAGGATAAGGAATTTATCAAAAACACTGAACTATCTTTTGAAATCTTTGCTAATGAAGATATATTAAGCCGAAATTCAAAAGAAGCTCGCGATATTAGATATTATATGGAGCACTTAGGTTATGAAGTTGGTGCTAGAAAAATGATTAAAGGTAAAACAGTAGCAGGTTTTAGAAAAACATCACACTAAAATTATGCTTAATTACGGTTACCGTAATCAATGAAATTCTTGATATATGTGGGTTTAACCCACTTGATTACACTATTACAGTAAATATTAATAAAAAGTAAATAAATAATATATATATATATATATATAGGGGCTTATAGCTTATAAAAAGTTTTCAAAAAGTTACCGTAATTTTTTGAATTTTAACTCCTGAAAGTCTTGGGACTGTAAGAAAAGGGCAGGATTACGGTAAAATTACGGTAACTTTTTTCGAGAAAAAATTATGAACAGAATAAAAGAACTTAGATTAAAAAATAAACTTAGTCAAGCTGAATTGGGTGAAAAGCTTAATTTGCCTCAGGAAACACTAAGTAAGTATGAAAATGGAATTTATGAGCCTAAAATTGAAACTTGGCAAGCATTAGCAGACTACTTTAATGTATCTGTCCCTTATTTACAAGGGAAAATTTTTAAAGAAGATCTTGACGATGAAGCACAAGAAATGTTTGAAGATGTGCAGGACTATATTAGTTACGTTGTTCCTAACGAATTAATTGAAATAGTTTTAAAAGCTTTGCTTAACAGCTATGAATATAATTATGAATCCGATAGGTGGAAATAATTGTGAACGTCTATTTAATTCAATCAACTATTGTCCGATGTGTGGGAGGAAACTATGAAAGAATTCAAAGTAGAGAAAGATAGTGTAGAAGAGAGTTATCGTTGGGCTTATGGCTGGCGAGTGGTAGATGGTAAGTGTTCACCACCTGCGCGAAACTTCCCTTTACCGGATTTTGTTCAAGCAAGAATTGATTGGGTATCTCATGAAGTGCAGGCAGAAATGGGGTTAACTTTTCAAGGAGCTTTTAGAGCATTGCTAGATATTGATGATGAAAAGGCCCTGAAAGAGGACTGGGAACTTGGAGCATCAAGTGACTATATGCCAGTTAGCGAGAAGTATCGAGAATGGTTGCAAGATCCAATTCTTCACGATATTAGACAAGTTGCAGTTATGGTGGGGTTCATTTATAACTGATTGGATTTTTGCAGCAGCATTTTTAATTTTACTAGCATTCAAACTGAACTATTACCAGAAAAGATTGAGGAAAAATAATGAAAGCTTTGAATTTAAATAAAGAAGAAAAATTGAAACACGAATTGAGAACTACTTTAGAAAAGGTTTATCCTGGTTTGGATTTTGTAATAAACGGCTTACAGCTTAAACCTGATTTTTTCTATTCTGATAGAACTGTCTTTAATTTAGAAATTGATGCTAATATCACAGAATCTGTAGATATTATTAATTTAACAAACATGCCTATTAAGAGATCAACTATTAAACAACTTAAGGAAGATCAACAAAAGCATGGCTACAAAGAATTAACCACCATGGTTGCAGACGTATTGGAGAAACATTATGAACAAGATTAATTCAATCATTACTTTAAGACATTTTGAAAAAGATGAGCCATTAGTTCTCTATAGTCCTGATTCTGCTGACGACGTAAGTATGCAAATGGATGATACAATTGCAGACATTAGCGTTTATGTTTATGATGACGATTCTTTTTATGATTTAGACCGAGAAATAACTTATGGATCTAATTCTTACATTATTGACCATAAACCAAGTACATATCGTGACCTTTATGTAAATGCCAAAGATATTGTTATGGCTCAGGAGGCTGACATTGATTTGGACAATCATTAACACAATTGGACCTTTGACGGTCATTGTACTTTGTCTTTATAACAATTATCTACAGAAACAAACACGACAGCTTTGCAAGCAAACTTTATGTGAAATTGATGAGTATTATAAAACAATGTCTAAGGCTTTTGATGCACAAACAAAATTTAATGATTCAACATTTGATAATATTGAACGTCATGAAGAAGCATTGAAAATAATCGTTAATCGGATAAAGGCTGGTGAAGATAATGTCTGAATCAGAGCATAGCATTCAATCTAAGATACAAATTGAATTATCTAAACATGGTTGTACGGTGTTCCGTGCTAATGTTGGAAAGATGAGAACACCAGATGGGCGTTTCTTTTCTACTGGTTTACCTTCTGGCTTCCCCGATCTCAGCGGATTTCGTTGGATTGATGGCAAGGCATTCTATATTGAAGTTAAGAATGCAGCTGGTAAACCAAGAGAAGATCAGATACGCTTTCATCACATGCTTACATCACATGGTATTATTCATGGAATTGCGCGCAGTGTGGACGATGCACGTATGATTGTCGAAGGAGGTTTAGTAGGATATGGCTTTAACGATTGAATTTTATGATTATTTACATGAACTAGAAAAAGGCGGATCAATTAATCGTTTTGATATGGATAGTCCAGAGCTTAATAAGCTTCATGTTTTGGCTTCTGGAACGCTTGAAGATAGACGAGCTAATTGTATTAAGCTTCTTGAACGAGGATTTGATAAGTGGGAAATTTCTGCCGAAACAGAGTTTGCAGCGTCAGTTATTGAAAATTTTAGACGTGAAGCAAGAATTCCGATTGTACCTAACTATAACTATTTTATTGACGGCAAGTTCTATACAGACTTAAATGCACTTCGTAAGGCTTTCAAAATACCTACTACTGCTGGTGCAATTGATTATCTGTGTGATAGACGACATAAGGCGTATCATCTTAAAAGATTCCATTGGGAACAGATACCGTTAGGTTCACACATGATCGATGGACACGGCACAGAAAGAATTAAAGATTCTTATGATATCAGGACTTACAAGCAATTTTAGTCTATTTACATCCATACCTTTTAACTATTACATGTATTAAAATATAGGAATGAGGTGTTAGAAATAACAGTTAAATGAGGAGTGGGAATATGAGTTTATTATTTCAAGAATTAGATTGCGATAAGACATGCGATAGAGTAGATGATTTTTTAACTGACGATTTAGAGAAATTAATCTTAATGGCTGGTCGTAATCTAACTGACTTACGTTCACCTACTTTATCTTTAGCTCCTGGTCACTCTACTGGAGTTAATCACGCTGAAGCCAGCATCATTCGTGGACTTAATGCAGAAGCTGAAATAAGAGCAATACATCACACGATTTATCATTTGCCTGAAATGTCTAAGATAATCATGCGTGATCTCTATATATACAGAATGGAGAACTGGCAAGTAGCTGAAGCAATTCGATATGGTCATACTCAATTCAATGTATTAAGACGTAGAGCACAATTATTCTTTGCTGATAGTTTTGACCATTGGCAAAGATATATGAGTTGTGAACCAATCATTGATTTACATCGATATAAAAAAGACTGAAATCATACCGGTAATTTAGCGGAATAATAGTGATGGTTGAAAGGCTGAAATATAAGCTATAGTAGTATTGTGAGTTAATTCGAAATAAGAGCAATGCTCACGTCACTCCTTAAATGCAAATATGTAAGGCTAGTAACGGTTCGACTCCGTTACTAGTTATAGGGTATCGCTAAGCTTTTATTATTTATTTTTTGTCAATATTTAGTTTGCACAATAGTTAGGTCTTATCCGAGACTGACGGTCAGTCTCATCCGCTTAACGATATCCACTCGAAGAGTTTGCTTATGGAAACGGCAAGCTCTTTTATTATGCTCTCATTTATATTGCGGAGGTGATTATATGCCAAGAGTTAGACGCTGCAGGTTTCAAGGTTGTCATGCGTTCGCTGTATTACCAGACCACTATTGCACTAAACACATTGCACATGAAGCAGAGTATAGAGCTCAGCGTGAGAAGTATCGTCAGCGTCACACAACACGTGCTACAACTTGGCACTACAATCATGTCACTCGCTATCGCAACTCTGTTAAGTCAGAGCAGAATAAGTTCTACCATTCGCGTGAGTGGCAGTCACTTCGTGCTCTCGTTCTTCAGCGCGACTTCAGCTTGTGCAAATATTGCCGAATAAATGCTGGAAACATTGTCGATCACATTGTTCCTATTGAATGGGATCAAACGAAGATGAAGAATATAGACAATCTAGTAACGTGTTGTAGGGATTGTCACGCAAAGAAAACACGCTGGGAACAACGATACTATGGGACTGGACTACACAATACTTTGAAAGATGTACCAGCCATTACGGATATTAATTTAATTTATAAATTGATGAATGCTCCAGAACGCAAATAATTGCGATCTGAGAGGATTTATTTTTAAAGCGTGTAATTTACTTGAGTACGTTTAAAATTTATCCCCGCCCGTAATTTTTGAGCTAGGGAGCCGCAACAGTGTCGTCATCTTATGTGAAAAGTTGATTTTTGAAATTTTTTGAAAGCGGGGTGAAACCTAATGAACGTTGATTTAACTAAACCAAAAGTTCCAACACAAGCACCTAAATGGCTTGGAACTTACGGTAAATATTTGTGGCCTAAATTAACCGCATATTTGAATAAAAGCAATAAAATTATTCGGGCAGACGAGTATTTAATTCAGCAATATTGTTCTGCATATGATATTTACAGACAAGCTTATGAAGACCTACAGAAACACGGTATTCAACAAAGGGTTTATAAAACTTCTCTCTCTCCTGTAGACGGTTCAGTGGTCAGTCGTGATTTTCAGGGTTTCAAGAAAAATCCTGCTTACAATATGATGTCTGATTCTTTAGGAAGACTTAATACAATTGGTAAACAACTGGGGCTAAGCCCACAAGCTAGAAACAAGCTTATGGAACTTTCAGGGCCAGACACAGAAAAGAAATCAGTTGCTGAATCTATGAAAGAATTCTTTAAGCAATAAAAATAGCGCTCGATTTTGAAATCGAACGCTCTAATCATTAGAATAATGAAATCTTGCTGATACAATGTACAAACTATTGTTTTCTACATAGTAAACGAAACGATGCTCGTTTGTAATTCTTCTAGACCACAAGCCTGATAAATTATCATGAAGTGGTTCAGGTTTACCAATTCCATCAAAGGGATGTCTTTTAGTATCTTTTATTAATTTGCGTATCTTTTTGACATTTCGCTTATCATTGTCTAGCCAATATTCAAAGTCGTCCCATGATTCATCTGACCAAATTACATTCATTATTCCCAATTATGCTCCTTGCCTTGGCCGTTTTTTAATTGCTTCAATGATTTTAAAATGTGATCCATATTAGCTGTGGAGCTTCTAATATATGCATTTTCGACAAGGTTATCATAATCTGCTTTGCTGATGAGAACAGAATTATCTTCACTGTTTCTAGAAGTAATAATTATTGCTTCAGAATTATCGTTTACTTGCTTCATGAATGATTTAAGGTTATTTCTAACGTTTGAATAAGCTTCTGCTTGCATAATAATTCTCCTTTGTACAATATCTTGTACAAGTATTATATCAGCAATTAATTCAAAGTCAAAGTGAAAAGAGGTAGCACCTTGAAAATTGATCTAACGCAAACTCATGACGTAATTGGTGCATATAAAAGCATTGATTGGTCAGATATTAAATCAAAATATACTGATTCCGCAACTTTATACGCTTTTTCTGTTTTAAATGGCACAAAAATAGCTGGATATAAGATAAAACTTGCATGCTTTCGGCATTTAATGGATCTCAAAAGACAAGGACAACCAGATTTTCCTTATCGCTACGATGTAGAAGAAGCTAATAGACTTCTTACTTTCGCTAAAATTTGTCCGAATGTTGATACAGGTGAACCAACAAAATTAATGGAATGGCAAGAGTTCACTTTTGCTCTTATGTTTGGTTGGAGAGATGAAGATAATAATAAACGTTTTACTCGTGTTATTGATTCTGTTTCTCGTGGTCAAGGTAAAACTTATCAAATGGCAATCTTGGTTTGCTACTCGTTTTTAATTGAAAGTGTGGGGCTATCAAATCAAGACTATTTAGTTGCTTCAATCAATTTTAAACAAACTATGAAGTTATTCGGATACGTCGCTTTAATGATGAGAAAGATTATTCAGATTGAGCCTTTTAAAAGCTATGCGAAAGAAGTAAATCTTTATATTCAATCAGACCAGATTATTATGAAGAAAAATAATAATGTTTTACGAGCAATTAGTCTTGAAGCAGGACAATATGATTCTTATCACTTTAGAACAGCCATTTTTGACGAGATTGGTGAAGTTAAATCACGGAAAACTGTGAGCAAGATCATTTCTGGTCAGGTTAAAGTTCAAAATCATCAATTTATCCAAATTTCTACTTCTTATCCTGATCCAACAGTTCCATTTCATGAAGATCAAAAAATGGTTATTCAGGCCATGGAACAAGATTGGAAGAGGGATGCAGATAGTTATTTAGGCTTAATTTGGTCGCAAGATAGTTTAGATGAAACTTACAAGCCTGAAACATGGGTTAAATCCAATCCACTTTTAGATTTACCAGATCAACGTGATAATTTGATGAAAGGCTTGAAGGACAAGCGTGATAGTGACTTATTAACTGGTAATATTTCAGACTTTCAAACTAAGAATCTAAATCTATGGCTAAAACAATCAACTGATAGCTATTTAAATTTAAGAGACGTTGAGGACGCTGTAAATGATGACTTTAAAATTGATGGTAGAGAAGTATTTATTGGATTTGACTATTCAATGTTTTCTGATAATACAGCATTAGGCTTCGTTTATCCTTATGGAGATGGCAAATTCCACTTTGAACAGCATAGCTTTATACCTTGGCAACATGCAGGCAGTATTGAAGCTAAAGAAAAGCAAGATGGAATTGCTTATCGCAACTATCCTGAATATTGCACCATTACAGCGCATCCACAGGGTATTATTAATCCCGAGCAGATTTATAGATGGTTGCTTAACTATGTTGAACAGCACCAATTGAAAGTTAAATTCTTTGGCTATGACCGCTTTGGATCATATCAGGTTAAGAACATTACTGAATCTCTTAACATAAACACGGACTGGTACATTATGGATATCCAGCAAAGAACATCAGCTCTTGCCAATCCAACTAAGTTTTTACAAGAGCTTTTTGTTACTCATAAGGTATCTATTCCTAACGATCCAGTTATGCAGAAAGCTTTATTAAATGCAGTAATTAAGGCTGATAAGATTGGTATTCAAGTAGATAAAGACAAGGCAACCTTGAAAATCGATGTTGTGGATGCATTAATTGATGCACTATTTCAAGGGATGTATTACTTTGATGAAAATGCTGACTTAAACAATAAAGATACTGAAATAGATAGAATGACAGAACAACAGGTATTGGATTGGTTTAAGAATCCAAAATCAGGATTATTAGGAGGTGATTAACTGTTAACCAAAATATAGAAATTTATAGAAGAAGGTAGAAAATTAGGCTTATTTAGAAAGCTAAACATGGAAAATAAGCTTTAATTCAATAATTACTTGTTTTGCTTTCCTTCCTTAGATAAACTTAT